TTAAAATAGGTACGGCAGGAGTAGACAGCGGTCAGTTAATGGTTAGTGACCCTTGTTACGTTAAAGACTTTATAGATAATGAGTTTAATACTAAAACTAAAAAATTAGATTATTCTTATTCTTATAATGGAGCATGTACTCAAACTTGCATTAATAAAAATCAAGGAGGAGAACTAGGAAACGGTTTAGGAGTTGTTTTCTCTACAGGCATTGGAGATGGGAGTTATCCTGTCTATGCTTATCTCGGAGAGATTGACGGTTGGGGAGAACGAGTTCTTAAAGTCGAAATAGATTTCACCGACCACGTGTTGCTCGATTAAAAAATCCAGGACGGCAGCTCACTTGCGGCTGCCGTCCTGAGAAGTGCATGTGGGCGGGGCCCACCCAGAAAAAAATAGATCCCCACCGGAAATCCGGTGGGGTAAATGGGGTAAGGACGCATTAAGCACCTCCTATGGTTAGAGTTGTCCCTTTCTATCACCCGTAATCGGGCCTCCATAATTAGTGCAGCTTCCTTCTGCAGCTCTGCCTGGTGGGCTTTCCTGGGAGTCACCCACAAGCTTTCCCGTAGAGTCCAGCTTCTTTTAAAAGATGGTCGGTACTCACAACCAAACTCGGTGTCTTCACGCATTAGCGCATAACCCTCCGAGCCCGTGCCTTACAACCTCTAAATTGTTGTTCAGCCACACGGCCAAATAAACTTGCAATGTTTATTTGTTAAGCTTGTCCTATAGATATACGTAAAATCCTATAATATCAAGGACAATAGTGTCGCACCCAGAAAAAAATATGGGCGATCAGAAGTTCTGATCGCCCAAAATAGTCAATCTCTAAAAACAGGAATGCACGGCAATTCTTTTAAATTTGTAAAAATTGCTCCTGCATCATTGCCTTCATCATCTTGAGACGGACTTAAAATAGTTCCGTTGTCCAAGTGTATCTCACAAGGTTGAGCATCCCATCCAAAATATTCTTCTGATTTCTCTGGGCTCAACCATTTCACTTTGACAATTTTTCTGCCAACTAAATGTTTATCAACTAACTTTTGCCAATAGTTATCTTTCATACAAAGTTCCTCGCTATATCTAATGCTAAAACTAAAAAACAACCAAATGCCAAAACAAGTCCTGTTGATGGCATTGTTATTGATAGCAACATTCCTAATACAGAACAGATTGCTAACAATACCCATTTTATAATATACCACATATTATTTTGCTCCTTTCTGAAAAACGTTAAAAGTAATTGAAACGATTTCCGAGTTTGCAGTTGTATATCTCTCTTTGTCTCTGTCCCAAAAAGTCATATACTTTTTTCCTGTTTTTTTATTTATACCTATTTTACTTTTTTCATCCCACGTTGCTTTTCTTGAAACGGTTTGAGAATGAAAATTTTCTTCTCCGTTGATATACTCGGGTGTCCAAGTCACGAAGAATTTTGTTCCTTTGTTCAACATATTTTTTTATCCTTTCTACTTGACATATTATCCTACATGACTATATTGTCAAGTATGAAAGGAGAAATAAAAATGGAAAATACACACTCAACATTTTTAGTGTTAAAAATACAAGAAGACAAAGACAATGGAAGAGCAGATATTAAAGTTGTCGAGAGCTTCACAAATATGGTTGACGCTAAAAGATACAAAGAAGCAAAGGACTCGATTGAGCGATTATCTCCAGAGTATAGATGGATGATTACGCAGTATAAAATTCAACAAATTTTTTACAAGTCCTTTGTTCTAGATAAAGACGATCGAAAGATTGTCTAATCTACTGTTGTAAAAATAACACATCGGGTGTTGCAAATATGCAGCACCCGGTGGGTAGTGCATGTGGGCGGGACCCACCCCAGGAAAAATAATTATAGATCCCAGAAATCTTTTGTTGACACCTATATTAATTAATATAATATCCTACATATTAACAAAGGAGAAAGCATGATAAACTATAAAGATCTAAAAAAGAATGATCGAATAAAGTCTAATCAAATTGGTGTACCAATTACAGGTAAACTAATGGAAAGCCCAAAGCAAGGTAAAGGATTAAAAAAAGTTATTTTGATTTGGACTAATGGTTCTGAGGTTGGAATGTTCGATGAACATGGTTCGATTTATGCAAATCAAATTACTGAAGTCGAGCGAGATGGAACATGGCACGAGGTTAACCATGGATGATAAACATTTAATAAAAAAAATAATTGCATTGGCTCTAAAAATAAAAGAGACAGAACAATTATCCAAAGTTTCTGAAGAATTAAGAACAATGGAAATAGAAAAAATGTTTACTACAAAAGATGGAAAGTATTATAAATTAAGTAAATAAAACCTACGGGTGTATGTAGTTATTGCATACACCCCAGGATTGTAGAGAGAAGAGCATGTGGGCGGGACCCACCCCGACTCTCTCCCCTCCCAATAGAGGTACCAATGCGTTTTGAAAATTTGAACTTTTTATTTTTATCGATCACCCTTTTTGCAAAAGGGATCCTAACGTATACCCCTATATAGCTTGATTTAAATAATTTATCCTATAAAATACTTTTTGGTTCCATATGAAGCTAACAATAGACCAGATAAATAAAATACCTGATGCACAGGCTAGAGAAAGACTGAAAGCAGATATTATAAAAGGGTATGAAAATAAAAAAGCTGAAGAAGCAAGAGGTGACTTCTTATCTTTTGTAAAAAGGATGTGGCCACAATTTATTGAAGGTGAGCATCATAAAGTTATATCAGAAAAATTTAATCGAGTTGCTAAAGGTGAACTTACTCGTCTTATAATTAATATGCCACCTAGACATACAAAGTCTGAGTTTGCATCTTACTTTTTGCCTGCGTGGATGATTGGCCGTGATCCGAGTTTAAAGATAATTCAAGCAACTCACACGGCAGAACTTGCAGTGTCCTTTGGCCGTAAAACTAAAAACTTGATTGACTCACAAGAGTATCAAGATTTATTTCCAACTCGACTTCAAGAAGATAGTAAGGCAGCAGGACGTTGGAACACTTCTGAAAAGGGAGAATACTTCGCAGCCGGTGTCGGCGGTGCAATGACCGGTCGTGGTGCTGATCTACTTATAATTGACGATCCACATTCAGAGCAAGACGTAAACTCACCCAATGCATTTGAAAAAACTTACGAGTGGTATACTTCAGGACCACGTCAACGTTTGCAACCAGGAGGAAGAATTATTCTGGTCATGACAAGATGGAGTAAAAAAGATTTAACTGAAATGTTATTACAATCTCAAAAAGAAGAGAAAGCAGACAAATGGGAAATAGTAGAGTTTCCTGCAATCATGCCATCAGGTAAACCTGTCTGGCCTGAATATTGGAAGCTCGAGGACCTTGAAGCTGTGAAAGCATCTGCAGGTGTAAACAAATGGAATGCACAGTATATGCAAAACCCAACCTCGGACGAAGGAGCTTTGATCAAACGAGAGTGGTGGCGAGATTGGGAAAGCGATGAAATGCCAATACTAGATCACGTTATACAATCTTACGATACTGCATTCTTAAAAAAACAAACTGCCGATTATTCTGCAATCACAACGTGGGGTGTGTTTAGAGAAGATGAAGACTCACCACAATCAATTATATTAATTGATTCTTTAAAAGGTAGATTTGAATTTCCAGAATTAAAAAGAATTGCTATGGAGCAATATCAGTATTGGAAACCAGAAACAGTTTTAATTGAAGCTAAAGCTGCAGGACTGCCATTGATCTTTGAGTTAAGACGTATGGGAATTCCTGTTGCAGACTTTACACCGAATCGTGGAAATGATAAACATGCAAGAGTTAACTCAGTTGCACCTCTATTTGAATCTGGTAGAATCTTTGCTCCTAAGAATAGAGAATTTGCACAGGAAGTAATTGAAGAGTGTGCTGCGTTTCCGTACGGTGAACATGATGACTTGGTTGACTCCACTACCCAAGCGATCATGAGATTTAGAGATGGTGGACTAATCTCTCATCCAGACGACTTTAGGGATGAGCCTATAACTAAGAAAAGGTACTCATATTATTGGTAATGACATTCGTATTTAAACATCCTAAGTATTACAAAAAACTAACAACCACAGTTCCTCCTAAATCAGGACCACAATCAGAAGGCTTGAATATTGATTACAATACTGTTAAAGAGGTAAGATTGGAGAAAAAGTATGGCAATAGACAAAAGCCTGCCAAACAAAAAGGTTGAAATACCTGGGCAGCAAGAACAGATTGAAGAGCAAATAGAAATTAGAGAAGAGTTGCCTGATCCGGGTGACACGGAAATTACACCTACAGAAGATGGTGGTGTAGAAATTAATTTTGAACCGGGAGCATTTAGCCAAGAGCAAGGCGAAAGCCACTTTGACAATTTAGCTGAGTTACTACCGGAGGAAACATTAAATCCTCTTGGTTCAGAATTAGTACAAAATTATACAGACTACAAAGCTTCAAGAAAAGATTGGGAAGATACTTACGCAAAAGGTTTAGATCTTTTAGGATTTAAGTATGAACAAAAAACAGAACCGTTCCAAGGTGCAAGTGGTGCCACACACCCTGTGCTTGCTGAAGCGGTTACACAATTTCAAGCATTGGCATTTAAAGAATTGTTACCTGCAAATGGCCCTGTAAGAACTCAAACTGTTGGAGCACCGACTCCACAAAAGAATGACCAAGCAAACAGAGTTAAAGAATTCATGAACTATCAACTCATGGATGTGATGAAAGAGTACGAACCAGAGTTTGATCAAATGCTTTTTTATCTCCCTCTTAGCGGTTCTGCATTCAAGAAAGTTTATTACGATGAT